TGAATGGCTGACAGATAAAGATCATTATCATAATAATTACTTAGCTGAGAAAGTTGCAAAAAAAGAGTACAATTTACATGATATTATTGACCTGATTAAATCAATAGATGGTGAAGACGTACCCTATAGAGACAGTCATTATGATAATGGTGTGTCACCTGATGATTTTGTTTAAACCATATATAAAAAAGGGAGTTAGTAAAAATGAAAATAAATAAAGGATTAGAAGAAATACGAGAGTATGAAAGAACTTTAGCTGTCATTAGCAGTGTTATTTATTTAGGCTGTATAATTTGCGTACTCGCTTTAGTGTTTCGTGCCTATTTTTAAATGTGTTATACTACTAATAGACTAAATTAAAAATAAATGGAGAATCAAATGAATATGAATATAACCCCACCAACAACGCCAAGACCAACATCACCACCTGATATTAAAACCAAGTATGCTGAATATAAAGCTAAAAATATGGCGCAACGAACTTTTACGATAAATATAGAAAATAATGATAGAGCTGAGCTTCGATTATTAAAATCATATTTTTTGAATAACTGTTATGCGACGAAAAAATAAGTATAACAATACGGTAACGGCTGACGGATACCATTCTAAACGTGAAAAAAGAAGGGCTATCGAGCTAGAATTGTTAGTTAAAGCAGGAAAAATTAAAGATTTGCGATATCAAGTAAAGTACATTCTGCTACCTAGTTTTACATTTAATGGAACAAAACACCGTGAAATTAAATACATTGCTGACTTTACTTATTTTCAAGATGAAAAAATAATTATTGAGGATTGTAAGGGATATAAAACAGAAACGTATCGGATAAAGAAAAAACTTTTACTAAATATGTTAGACTCTACTAAATACGATTTTATAGAAACATGAAAAAAGAAAAGAAAATTACTGTTTATGACTATCAAAAACGTGGCCTATTTTCCTATTCAGGTAAACTAAAAAATCTTTACGCCCCTTGTAACAACAACTTAAATTTAAATCAGCGTATCATGATAGAGTTTATGCACGATACACTAAATTTTCCATTAGGTTCAGTTCTTATTGTCACCAAAGAGTATTTAAGCACAAATTAAAACAATATTAAAAAGGAGATTAAAATGTTAGGTGCAAATCAAAATATCGTTTATTCTAGGAATATAAGCAAACAAGGACAGGTTTTTTGGAAAAAAAGAAAGGTGGTTAAAAATGAAAAAACTAACGAGTATATTCTCAAAGATTTACAGACAAGTCATTTTGAAAGAAAACATGGTTTCAGTTATGAGTTTGGAAAACATTACGACATCTTACCAGAAACAGAAACCGATATTTAACTCAGTTCAGCTGTATGAGCTATACCACTACAATTTAAATAGTTACAAAGATTACAAAATACCTAAATCCAGAAAAGGTAAATTTAAACATAAATCACAATGAATAACAGATCATTATCTTTATTATAATGTTTAAAATAGATGTTTCAATTCTCTTTTAATTCTGTTATTCATCCTAATTTAACAGCCCTGCATTAGAAAGGGGATAACTAAATACAAGACTGTTTAAGGGTATCAACTATATCATTATACTTTGTTTTTTTTCTTAGCCAAACTATTTTTTTTTGGTTTTCTTTTTGGTTTTGTATGGTTTAAACCAAATTGATCAAACCCGTATTGTTTTCCCTCTTCAATGAAGGTCTGTTCCTGTATAATCTTTTTAACTTCGGGATGATGTTGAATACCTAAATACATTGTTTCAAACATTTTAGAAGTAACCATCCCACGATCTAGCATGTTAACAAGTATTAATTCTTCAATTGAGCTAGGGCTTGTTAATTGATCTTGTTTTTTCATTTCAATTCCTTAATTTAAATATTAGATTTTAATTTCACTTATATTACTATTTTTTTACTTAAAAATCAAGAATTTAGCATAGGAATATTAGCAATTTGAGTATGTAATATCTGTTTTTCAACTTGTGTTTCAAAATAAGATTGAAACCGTTCACGTACATTTTTGACTATAAACATATGATCTTTGGGTGTACGCATGGCTAAACTAGTTAACCCACCTAATTCCTTTATGATTTTATCAATTAACGCTTTTTCATACGAAACAGTAGTATCAATATGTTCATGATTTAATCGTTTTAGAAACAAATCAACATGCTTATCTACCAGACTATCTATATTTTCTTTTTTCTGTAACTTCTTTTGACTGTTTTCAATAACTAATAAGGGTTTTAACAATTGATTAATTTTTGGGAAAAAATGGCCTGATTCTAAGTTCTTTTTATGTTGCTTAATAAAGGTTACCAACGAGGAAGCATCTACGTTATGATCTTCTAGGAAGGTTAAATATTCTAAAAATGTAACTTTATTCTCTATTAATTTTAAAGGCTTATTATAAGAGCGGAATAAGTCTGCTAACGCAAAATAAAGAGGATTACTTTTAGCTTGAGTAAATTGCTGTTCCCATTTCTTGGCTAATAAATCAATATCCATAAAAATCCCCTATAGCCGTTTCTGTTTTATCTTTTGTCGATTTTCCACAAAAATCACCCCTATATATTTTACTAAACACATTAATTTTAATAAAATTACCAAAAGTTAATTCGTTATTTTGCCAAAACAAGGAATTATTAACATTTGTAATTGCCATTATAATATCATTTACTTTATATTTCTTTAAAAGATTATACAAATCTTTATCGTATAAATGTAATTGATTAGTATCTATATATTTTTGTGATTTATTCCAGAAATTAATAATAGTTTCAATATCTGTTATAGGTTTTTTTCTTAATAACTCAGGAGGTCTTGTACCGGAGTTCAATTCTAGCATAGAATCATGTTTTTGTAAACCTTTGGAGTTATCCACAGAAATAGGTGAGTTATCCACAGATTTTGGTAAGTTATCCACAAGCTGGTCAAAATTTTTAACTAGGGGCTGGTCAAAATTTGACTGCCCTGTGGATAACCTGTGGATAAGTCTTACTTTTCGTTTATTTTTATCACAATAGCTAACTTGAATTAGATTTAAACTAATTAATCGTTTTAGTTGTTGTTCTTGTTTATATTTACTCCAACCTAGTTTGGCTAAATCAGCCACACCTACATAAAACCAGTCATCCAACCTACTTGTTAAGGTTTTGATAAAACCCAAAAGGATAACGCTATCCGTACCATATTGGGTTATATCTTTAATTTTAATAGTGATATCTTCAATTTTAATACTCATATTTCATCCTTCTTTTTTTTGCTAAAAAATATTTCTCTCAATTACTTCTATAACTTCTTTTGTCAGTTTTATATAAACATCTCTGATATCAGCCGCATTAAAACTAGCACCTTTAATATTAGCATTTATAAGATTAGCATTTATAAGATTAGCATCTAAAAAACAAGAATTTTCAAGATTAGCCCCATAAAGAATAGCCTGTTCAAGATTAGCACCTTCAAAATCAGCACCTTTAATATTAACATCTAAAAGATTAACCCCTCTAAGATTAGCACCTATAAAATCAGCATTTTCAAGATAAGCATCTCTAAGGTCAGCACCTTCAAAGTTAGCCCTATTAAAATTTATTTCTTGCTCAGGGTATTTTTCCCGATAAGCATTAAAAGCACTAACATCACTTTTAAGTAAGTCTGTAAGTTCTTTTTTATTTAAATTTATCATTGTATTTTCCTTTATTGATCTACCCCTACAGATTCCTTAATTAGGTGATCTATTTGGCTATTAACTTTTAAGGCATCAGAAAGATAAATTATATCTGATATATCTCTTTTACATACTTCTTGTGAAATTTGATTTAATGGATCTAGTATCTCTTTGTATTTAGTATGCTTTTCCGTTATTTGTAAGATTAACTTATCTCTTTTTTCATCTTCAGATTTTTTCAGTTCCGTAATTAATCGGTTAGCATCTTCTTTTTTAAGTTCTAGCAAACTTTCTTTATCAAACATATTTTTTAATAATACTGTTACCTCTTCAGGGTTCATTTTTTTGGTTAAACTATTAATATATCTAATCTGTTTTTCACTCATAGATACATCAGAAGATGTATTTGTTATCGGTGTTGAATTTGTTAAAGGTGTTGAAGGTGTAGAATATGATGTATTAGCATTTTTTGAGTTAGGGGGTAGGTAATACCAAACTTTACCAGACGTGTCTTTGTATTGCTTTGAACCTTTGACAGGGCTATCAAATAAATCAACATAAATATTATCTGATTCATACAAGTATCTTCCCATACCAAAACCTGCTGAAGCAACACGCTTGAAAGCTGTACTTATGCCCCCTTTATATCCCTCAACATCTGATTCGGGTGAGCCATCTTCTTTTGAAATCCATTGATATTTACCATCTTTTTGGACTTGCACCGATAAGGTACAAATAAAACCTTCCCCCTCTTTTCTGTAAGCAGTTTGCCAATTAAATGCACCGAAAACACTATCTAACCTATCTTGAATGGCTCTCGCATCCACATAGACTAATAATTGTAATTGTGGGGGATTTTTATATGTAATTGGCTTACCTTGTGGTTTATATCCTAGCTCATTAGGTAAAAACTCTTTTTTTAACGCTTGCTCATAATTATTATTTTTCATTGCTTATTTTCTCCTTTTCTTGTTGCATAAAAATTTTTAAACCTTCGACAAAATTATGTAAAAGGTTTGTGTATTTTATTTTATTTATAGGCTGATTTACTTTCTTTTTTATTTTATGCACCGTTACATAAGTATTAGTTTTACTCTTTTTATACTCAGGTACACAATTAATAATATTTTTTACATAATGAAAATATTTTTTATTCCTATAACTTTTTTTTAACTCAAGCATAATGTTATAACTAATTTTTGTTAAATTATGCACAAGTGTTTTTAGTTTTTCACTATTCAAAAAATTAATAGCTATTTTTATATGATCTGCATTATTACACGTATCATTTAAGATATTTTCAATTATATATATAGGTATTTTTTTCCCTGTTTCTACGTTGCACGCTTCTATAACGAATGTTTTTTGGTTAATTTTATAATATACTATTGTATTTTTTGGTTTTTCTAACTCTTTTTTTAAAGCATTTTGTAATTTATTTACATGGTTATCTAACAGTGCTAAAAACCTATTATAATCAGCTAATAACCTTGCTTGATTTTCCATTTCACCACCTTTTAATTTAAATTTTAATCTACCTATAAGTATACCATAATTTCTAATTTTCAGTATAATGTTTTTAGATGCCAAAAAATAAAACTGTTGTTATTCCTAAATTTTGGACTAAAGATAGATTGCGGACATTAGAAAAATTTGCATTATTGCCTGTCTCAAATTTAGCTAATATGTTTAATATTTCATTTACTGAATTTAGAAAACATATTGCAAAAAGTAAAGAAGCGTATCATATCTTACAAAATGCTAGAAATTATACACTATATCAAGCAATAGAAGATTTAAAAACTAATTCTCAAAGTGGTTGTTTCCAATCAGCTCGTTTATTGTTGTCTTTATATGGTAGTGGTGATGACCCTCAATCATTAGATGAACAACTAGGGAGTAATCAACTATCACCTGAAGAGGTGAAAGCTAACATCCGAACACTATTACAAAATAATCCTGAACTTTTACCATCTTCTGATAATGAATGATTTTTTAAATGATTTAGAGCATCAGTTAAAACTTTATTCACAATTAAAAAAACAACATGGTTTATTGTTTATGGATTTTGAACGGTATAAAAAACAAAATGATTTCCGTAATTTGATTTTAGACCGTGTAAAAACAGGGGTAGGGGCTAAAATATTTGTTTGTTTTGGCGGTAATCGTTCTGGAAAAACCGAGTTAGGGGCATCTATTATAGCTGAATTATTAGAATCTAAAAAACAAATGAAATTATTATGTGCTACCGTAAACTATTCTATGTCCGTTTCAGTTCAACAAATGAAAATTAACAATTTAATTAATAAGCAATCTTTTACAAAACGAAGCGGCACTTATGACAGTATACGAGGATTCCCTCATGAAACAATAGCCACTGATTCAGGTAATATATGTTATTTCCGTTCTTATGCTCAAGGACGTGAAACGTTTCAAGGTTTAGATATTGATTTTGCTTGGTTGGATGAAGAATGTAGCTTTATGTTATTTACTGAAGTTTTGTCACGTACTGCTGATCGTAATGGTGTTGTATTATTAACCTTTACGTCTTTAATGGGATACACAAAACTAGTTAATTTTTTATATGATTCTAATAACCCACTCATACAAACTACTACCCTATCTATACTTGATAATCCTTTTATTTCTAAAAAAGCTAAAAATGATATAATTGCAACGTGGGATGATGACGAAATCACAATGAGACGTGACGGAAAACCCCATATTAAAAGTGGTTTAATATATAAAGAATACAATAATGATATACACTTAATTGATTCATTTGATTACCTTAAATATGTTAAAGGTAATCCCGATCGATACGAAATCCACGAAGGTATAGACCCTCATACAAGAACCCCTCATCATTGGCTACGGTTTTGTTATGACAGAAAAAAAGATATTTTGTATGTAGTTGACGAATTAAAAGCTCCCTATGAATCTATGTTAGTTGAAGATTTTTCACGATTAATAAAAGCTAAACGTAACGGGGTACACCCCTTATATTGTCAAATTGATACATCGGCACAAACCCCTGATGTTATACACAAAGTACACTCAGAAACAGGGGAATTTCAAGAAGATTTACATACGATTAGAACCGAATTTAATAAACATGGTATTTCTACTATTTTGTGTTCTAAAGATAACAATGTTGGTATTAATGCTGTTAAAAATCGTTTAAAGTGTGTTAGGACTAAAGATGGAACAATCAAACGACACCCAAAACTATATATATTTAATACCCTTAACGGGTTACGTTATGAATTTAAACGATATTCATGGCAAGCCTATGCAAGTGATCGTATTGCCGAACGAAAAGAAACATTAAATAAGGTCAACAAAAAAGATGACCATTTTCTAGATTGCCTTAAATATGAAGCAATAAAACTAAGTAATGATTATAACCTTTCTAACACACCTATCCCTGAATTACCTATGGTTATTCCTAACATGTATTAATTTATAGTTTTTTTACCTATACAATCAATCAAAACGGTAATATTAGATAATTTTATATGAATTTTGTTTGAATATCGTTAAATTTTGGGTATAATATTATTATATTAAGCTATTAAATCTAAAAAAAATATAAAAATTACTATTTCTATTATATATATATTTTTACTAAAAGGCTTAATATTTGGAAAAGTTAGAAAGGTATCAGCAAGAGCAAGACGCTATAGAACATTTTCTAGGCTTAAAAAAAACGTATTCTGATCAACGACAACCCTATGAGGACGCATGGCAACAAGCTTTAGATGCGGTATACATGCGTGACGATAATTTAACGAAGGTTTATGAAGGCCGAGCAGAAGTAAATTCCCCTATTATGAAGTGGAAAGTACAGGGCATTGTTAGCCGAGTTATGAAAATTCTTTTTAATTCTATTCCTATCGCACGAATTGAACCGACTCAAGATAGTAAAATGCATGATTCTGTTATTGAAGTATGGAATCGTTTTATTTTTGAAAAACAATTAGGTGATATTGATTTTATGGATGCGTACCGATTATTTTTTAAAAATTGTGCTATTCAAGGTACATCTGTTGCCAAAATCCCACAAATTTATGAAAAGCGTGATATTACTTTTTTTCCTGATGATGAAGAAAGTGATACGGAAATGGTTATCAAAGATAATACATATTTTGAACCCATATTATTAACTGAATTTTATTCTGATGTTAATAAATATTCACCCCAAGATAGTTTAGCTAATATTCATACCACTGCTATACGTTACGAAGATTTAAAAAAACATGAAAAACGTAAAGAAAAATCTACGTTTGAAATGGTTGATCCATCTACAGGTGAAGTTGTTGGATATGAAGAGAAAATGGAAGATGTTGGTAAATATCACAATTTAGATTTAATTGTTAATAACGAGGGCGGTTATTCCCCACAGCAACAAGATTATATTGAATTGTTAGGCTTTAACCGTACAGCCAGAACAGCATTTCAAAAAGCATTAAGAGATCAAAAAAAATCAGGTTTAGTACGCATTGATGAATGTTATGGAAAATACTTTTTAGATGGAGAAGAACGGGAAGTTATTTGTACGATTGCTAACGGTAATGTTGTTATACAATTAGAAGAGTCACCATTTAGGCATAAACAATATGTTAGACCGTTTATTGTTGGTAAATATGAACCAATACCCAACTGTTTATACGGTGTTAGTAACGTCGTAGCAGGATTATCTTTATTACGTGAATTAAATGCCGCTAGATCACAAAGCCGAGACGCTAACACGCAATCTATTTTCCCTATGACCTATATTGATAAAACACGTAACATTAACTGGGATAAAATGTGGCGGCCTAACGGAATTATTGAAGGTCAAGGCTCTAACGGTATAACTTCTATTATTAATCCTAGTTTAGCAAATGTTAATATTAACGATACGGCTATTATACAACGTGATATAGACCAATTATTTAGTTTAAGTCCAGTTCAAGAAGGTACAAGTGACCGAACCAAAATACCACAAACTAAAGGGGCTACATTATCAATTATTGCCCAAAATGATATGCCATTAAATGAACTTATCAACTTACAAACAAATGAAGTTATAAAACCCTTTATTGAAATATTATATGAACGAAATATTACCTTTAAAGATGTATCCGATTTATTAAGTGTTTATTCTGAAGAACAGTTAGCAAAACTAGGGTTTACTAACAATATTAAAATGCAGAATTTATACTTTGATTTTAATACAAAAGTTTTAGGTAACTTAGAATTATCTAACGAAATAGCTCACCAAAATGGCTATATGAATTTTTTAAATTATGCGTCATCTATACCCCCATTAGCTAAACGAATAAATTGGCAAGAGGTAGGGGAAAAATTATTGGCCGCTTTTGGAATAAAAGACGATGCTAACAATATCTTTTTAGATGATGAGCTGGTAGCTCAAACAGATGCACAAATGGCACAACAACAACAACAAGCTATGCAACAAGCAAAGCAAATGGAAAAACAAGAACGAATAGAACAAAAAATAGAGGATATAGATAAATATAAAGCTGAAACACAAATTGATTTAGAAGCAAAGTTAATAGAAGACAATCACGAAGTTATGGTTGAAAAATTAACAGGACAAAAAATTGCCTAAACTATTAGAAAATACGTTAGAGTTTAAAGAAATTTTAAACATTATTAATGAGCAAATTGCTATGTTACACAATGAATTAGATCGCTCTTTATTAGATCAAAATAGCAATATTGAATATTTAGCTGTTAAACGGTTGGCCTATAAAGAATTAATTGATGTATTTGAAACCAAATTTAACAATAATTAAAAGGAGATTTTTATGGAAATTATAGAAAAAAATAATAAAATAGAAGAAATAGAAGAAATAAAAAAAGAAAAGACGGTTGTACTAGATAAACCTAAAAGAAAGCCACGTAAAAAAAAGGTTGTTACACCTAAAACAGACCATTTATTTAATGCTGATAATTATACAGATGATTCATTTAAAGCAAATCATAACATTAAATGTAAAGTCCGAGCGGCCAAGTCTTTAGGGGTTTCTATTGACCATTTAGACGATACTTATAGAAAATTGAATGGAAAAAAACTAGACGGATTTTATATTACTGAACTTATTGACCGTTTTGGGTTTTCTGATGGTAAACAAAAAAGCCGAGCGCAATTAGCTACGATTCATAATTTAACTAATATTATCCCTGTAGAAGTTGCTGAAGATAAACTAAAAAAGATTTTAGTGTCTAGTAACGTTGTCGATGCTTATAAAGCACATATAAAGGAATTTACAGACGGGTTTGTACATGAAACTCATGATAAAAGCGTATATGGAGAGTAAATTAATATGGAAAAAGAAATAAATACAGACATTAGCACTATGTCATCTGATGAATTAAAAGATTTTATTAATAACGAGAATGGTACACCCATAAACTCTACTAATGAAACATCATCTGATACAAATACCGTTGTTGATGAAACTGAAAATGTAAATGTAAATGAAAATGATGCAAGTACAGACACGTCAGAAGATGTGAAACTAGAAGAATCATCACAACCCGAAGAAAAACACTTTTATAAAGGTAAATCTAGGGAACAAATTATAGAGATGCAAGAAAATGCAACAAAAAAGATATCTCAACAAGAAAATTATTTACATAAATTAAATAAAGAGATTGAAGAGCTAAAAAATAGTCATAATGAATTGATTAATAATCAAAAAACAGTAAAAGATACTGATGATTTTGACGAGATTTTAGAAAACTATAATCAAGATGACGTTAATGTGATAAATAAATTAGTTGAGAAAAAACTTAACTCTATAAAACAAAACGAAAAAAAACAGACTGAAACAGAATTACAACAAAATTTTTTAGAAAACGATGCTCAGTTTAAGGCATTTGAAATAGTTTTACACCAAACCAATCCTGAATTAACACATAAATTTCAAGAAAAATTGCAATCTGAGTTTAATTCTAAAGGACGATCGGAAACAATCGATAAAAAAGGTTGGTTTATGAAATGGTCACAAAAAACATTATCGGATCTAAAAAATAATAATAATTCTGAAAAAGCTGTTAAATCACAACAAAATTTAGTAGCTAGAAAAATGAAGGCTAGTCCTGTTCCTACATCTTCTACATCTAATAATGGTAGTTCTTTAAAAGGAGTACCAGCACCTAGAGGGGCAGAAGAGTATAGACAATGGGTAAAAGTTAATCATGGTATAACCATCTAGTTACGTTACATAAGGAGTAACGCAAATGGCAGATCAAAAAGCAACAGACGCTAGTTTATCAGCGGCGGTCAATACGTATTACGAAAAAAAGATTTTAGAAGATTTTGATAGTAAGGCAGTTTGGTATACAAACAGTCCTGAAATGACACCAATCCCACAGGGTTCAGGTAATGTTGTACAGTTTACACGATACAATAAAATTGATGCTCTTTTTGCTGATGATACAGACGAATTTACAGCACAACAAATGTACTTGTCAGCTCAAACGTTGTCAGCAACATTACATGAGCGTGACGGTTACGTACAACTTTCACGTACAGTTACATTAACTGCTATATCTAATATTCTTGATAAAGCATCTAAAAAAGTACAAGATGCCGCTGTTAAAACATTAGATAAATTAGTACGTAATGATATCGGTATGGCAGT